AAGAACTTGATGCTTTGATTGCAGAGCAAGACCTGTCAGTCATTGAAGTTGTTGGTGCATTGCAATATGTGCAGCAGCGGCTAGTGATTGATGCTTATGTTGACAATGATGATGAAGAAGAGGAGGAGGCTGATGCAGAAGCCTAAAGTAACGGCTGTTGGCCGTTTGCTAAAACCTAAAGGCAGTGAGCCACATGTTCATCATGTGATTGCCATTAACGCTGATGGCGAGGTAAGGACGCTTATCAAGGCTAAACTATAAGCAAATAGGCCGGTTGCATGTACACAGGTTTTAATTTCTACGACCGGCCTACTGCTGACCGCAAGGTCACGAAGGTGCAAGATGCAAATACTGCATGGTATGCGCAAGAGCCACATTGGATGCTGATTGAAGATTTAATGCAAGGCACCTACGGGATGAGGCGCAGGCATCGCCGTTACTTGCCGCAAGAGCCACGCGAACAGGATGAGTCTTACGATAATCGCCTAGCACGTAGCGTTTGCCCGCCTTACTATCAACGCTTAGAACGGATGTTAGCAGGTATGCTAACACGTAAACCCGTTAGGCTAAATGATACCAGCGACAACATACGAGAACAACTATTTGATGTAGATTTGCAGGGAAATGACTTAAATGTTTGGACTTATGAGTCAGCCCGCAAGATGGTGCGTTACGGCCACATTGGAACATTAGTTGATGCACCATCAGATGGTGGCAGGCCGTACTGGTGCATCTACACACCACGGCAAATTTTAGGCTGGCGCACTGAAGCGAAAGACGGGCAGCAACAACTGACAATGTTGCGCTTACTAGAATCGGTAATTGTGCCCGATGGTGATTACGGTGAGAAGGCAGTGCAGCAGGTTCGGGTCTTAACACCAGGTGCATATGAGCTACACCAAAAGCAAGATAACAGCGAGTTTAAAATTGTAGAAGAAGGTAACACAAGCCTTAGCGATATACCGTTTAGCGTTGCATACAGCAACCGCGTTGGTTATTTAGAATCAAGGCCACCATTAGAAGATATCGCAGAACTAAACCTTAAAACCTATCAAATACAATCAGATCTTGACAATATCCTCCACGTATCTTGTGTGCCGATGTTGGCATTCTTTGGCTTTCCGTCAGCAGCGGAAGAGGTATCAGCAGGCCCGGGTGAAGCAATTGCGTTCCCTGCTGATGGTCGCGCTGAATATATAGAACCAGGTGGTACTAGTTTTGAGTACCAATTTAAACGGCTAGAGCAACTTGCAGGGCAGATTAATGAGCTTGGTTTATCAGCAGTGTTAGGCCAGAAGTTAAGCGCCGAAACGGCAGAAGCAAAGCGCATTGACCGCAGCCAAGGGGATTCAACGATGATGGTTGTAGCCCAAAACGTGCAAGACATGATTGATAATTGCTTACGGTTTCATGCTGAATATCTCGGCACCAGTGAAGCGGCTGGCAGTTGCCTAGTAAATCGTGATTTTATTGGCGCAAGGCTAGAACCTGCTGAGATCCAAGCATTACTACAGCTTTATACCGCCGGCACCATCACGCAAGAAACATTATTGCAACAGCTTGCAGACGGCGAGGTTTTGGGCGATGATTTTGATGTTGAAGAAGAATTAAGCGCAACTGCTAACGGAGGGCTGAATGACGATACCGGCAGCCCTATTTCGTAACGCAATTGACTTAAACCGCTACAGCAATAGTGTAGGGCGTCAAGTAATTACAACTTATAATGATATTATTATTGATGCGGTAAACCAGCTACGAACAATCGATGAGCTGGCAGCACCAGTAAAAGCAGCAAGGTTACGTGCAATACTTGCCCAGCTCAAAGACAGCCTTAATACATGGTCGGGTGATAGTACTGCTATCACTGCAAGCGAATTGCAAGGTTTAGCAGAACTGCAATCAGATTTCGTTACTGAAGAGCTGCGCAAGGCACTACCCGCAGGTGCACGCAGTGCAGTCAATACAGTTGAAATCAGCCCGCAATTCGCGCAATCAGTAGTTACAACTGATCCGACACAGATTAATGTCGTGGCATTATCGGATGATTTATATAAATCCGTCTATGGCGTAGAAGCGTTAGCCAATCAAGCAGGCACCGGCACATTTAACCTCACGGCAGCAAAAGGCGCAACAATCACGCTGCCTAACGGTGAGGTGGTAAGCAAAGCGTTTCGTGGTATTGCTGTTGATCAAGCCGAACGGTTCTCGCAGGTGGTACGCAATGGGCTGCTAACAGGTGAAACCACACCTGATATCGCAAAGCGATTGATTGGCAGGTTAGAGCGCGGCGAGCAGCGATTGATATTTGGTGAAGCAGCAACTACAACAAGGCAACTCCGCGCTGCTGGCATTAAAAGTATTATTGCGTCTGGGGGCGAGCTGACCGCTGTAGCTAACAACCAGATTATGGCGCTTGTACGTACAAGCATTAATCAAGTCGCTAATGCTGCCAGCCAACAAGTATATGAATCGAATCAAGACATTACTAAAAAATATCGGTACATCGCAACACTTGACACTAGAACCAGCGCAAGATGTCGCGCCTTAGATGGTTTTCAGTTTGAATATGGCAAAGGGCCAACACCGCCACAGCATTTTAATTGCAGATCGACGACAGTACCGGTGCTTGATTATGAGCAGCTTGGCAAAGATTTAGGCATTAAAGATTTAGAACCACCGCCAAGCGGTAAGCGTGCAGCATCAGGCGGCATGGTGCCATCTGACACAACATATGGCGAATGGCTTAAAAAACAACCTCGCTCAGTGCAGGAAGATGTATTAGGTAAGGATAAAGTAGTTTATTTTGACATATTAACCGAAAAGTATGGCGCACGCGATGCAATGGCAAAGCTTGTACGTGACGATGGGTCGGAGCTATCATTAAAAGACCTCCGCGAGCGTTACAGTGCCCAAAAAAGCTAAGCCCGGTCTTTACGCCAACATCAACGCTAAACAAGACCGCATCAAAGCCGGCAGCAAGGAACGCATGTCAGGTAAAAAGGATCCTGATCGCCCCAGCGCAAGTGATTTTAAAGCTGCTGCGAAAACTGCTAAAAAGCCTAAACCTAAGAAGAAGTGATCACCTATCGCGGCGGCCATAAATTTGAAGGTTATAACAAACCGATACGCACGCCAAATCATCCTAAGAAATCACATGCGGTATTAGCCAAAGAAGGCGATACTATTAAGCTCATACGATTCGGGCAGCAAGGTGTAAGCGGCAGCCCACCATCTAAAGGTGAGTCTATGGCTGATAAGGCAAGACGCGCTAACTTCAAAGCAAGACATGCAGCCCATATTGCTAAAGGGAAAATGAGTGCTGCATTCTGGGCAGATAAAGAAAAATGGTAGGTAAGATACAACTGCAAACGCAAAATATCAATGTCTGAAGAAATCCAAGCAACAACAGATGAAACGCAAAAAAGCATTGAAGCACTTGAGCGCAAAAACCAAGAATTGATCGCTGAATTACGTGCCGCAAAAAAGGCACCAAAGTTGCCTGATGGTGTGGACATTGACGAACTGCTCGAATTTAAGCGCCAAGCCCAGCAAACCGAACTTGAATCCGCCGGCAAATATACCGAGGCAAGGCAAGCTTTGGAGCAGCAGTTCCGTGAGACGACGGCGCAAAAGGACCTCCGCCTTACTGAACTTGAAACCAGAATCAAAGACCTAGAACTCGTAGCACCAGCGATTCAAGCATTAGCTGATATCGTGCACGATCCAGATATGGTTTTAAAGAACAAACTAGGCAGCGATCAAATTGAACGTGAAGCTGATGGCACCGTTGTAGTAGTTAATGGATACCAACGCACGCCAGTAGCAGAATGGGCAAAAACTTTACCGGCATGGATGCAAAAGGCACCGAAACCACAAGGCAGCGGTGCACCATCAGGCGGCACACCAAGCAGTTTGCCTACAGGCGTTAAAAATCCATTCGCGCCGGAATCATTCAACCTGACGGAACAGGCGCGATTGTTTAGAACTGACCGCGATCTGTATGACCGCTTTAAAAGCAACCGCTAGAGTATCGACAACCGGCTGCGCTGGTAATAGGGCTGCGCCCTAACCTGTAAACCATTTCTATGAGGACTAATGGCAACTTTACGTTCTGATTTAATTATTCCGGAGATCTTTACTCCGTATGTGATTGAGCAAACAACCCTGCGCGACGCATTTTTGTCGTCTGGTGTTGTACAACCAATGGCGGAATTGGACGCTACCGAAGGTGGCGACTTTATCAACATTCCGTACTTCAAAGCGAATTTAACTGGCGATTTTGAAGTGCTTACTGACAGCTCTTCATTGACACCTGGCAAGATCACTGCTGATAAGCAGGTTGGCGTTGTATTGCACCGTGGCCGTGCATTTGAATCACGCGATCTGGCTGCATTAGCTGCTGGCGCTGATCCTATGGCAGCAATTGCAGCAAAAGTCAGTGAATATATAGCCAACCAGCGCCAAAAGGATCTCATCAAGTGCCTTGAAGGTGTATTTGGTGGCCTAACATCTAACACGGGTGCCGCATTCGCCGGATTATCGCTCGATCTCAGTGGAATGACTGCACTTGGCCCCCGCCAATGTGCAAAAGCTCGTTCACTATTGGGTGATCAAGGCGACAAGCTAACTGCTGTGGCAATGCACTCTGCGGTGTATTACGACCTCGTAGAACGCAAAGCCATTGATTACATCACCAACACAGAAGCACGTCTAAGCACTGCTGCTACTGGCGCTAGCACCATTAACGCAATCGCCGGCAGCATCAGCGGTGCATATGAAAACCCAACAGTGCCTACATACATGGGCCTGCGCGTTATTGTTTCGGATGATTTAGCACCTACCAGCACCAACTATCCGGTGTATTTCTTCACTGCTGGCGCTATTGGCAGCGGCGAACAAATGGGGCTTCGGACAGAGGTCGATCGTGACATTCTGGCTAAGTCAGATGCCATGTCAATTGATTTACATTACTGCTACCACCCTATCGGCGCCAAATGGGCGACCACCGTTAACCCAACCCAAGCTCAGCTTGCCACTATTGGCAACTGGTCTAAAGTGTATGAAACCAAAAATATCGGAATTTGTAGAGCCACAGTTTTATCCAACTTCTGAGGTAATTAATCATGCCATCTTCAATCTTTGAGCTAACTTCTGACCTTGCTGTTCTAGAAGTAACAGCCGTTAAGCGGCCCCTAAAAGCTGCTACAGATGCAGCTACGACCCTGACTGCTGAGGAATGTGTCGGCGGGATTGTAACCATGACCCCAACTGCGGGCCGTGCGCTTACAACCCCTACAGGCGCTGAACTCAAGACCTTCTTTGGAGGTCCACTTGAGATCGGCACCAGTTTTCAACTTAATGTTGTTAACGTTGCCGCCGCCACTCATGCGATCACATTAACTGCTGCTGCTTCTGGCATCACCCTTGGTGGTGTTGCTGGTATGGCAACAGTTGCTGCTGCTACTAGCGCCAGCTATGTGTTTGTTTGTACTGCTGTTGGCACTCCTGCTTTCACAGTATTTAGAGGCTGATGGGTTTATTTGCATTCCGCAGAATGCGTGATCGTGAGGCTATCTCCCAGGAGGTGGCCTCATTTTCTATTGCGGAGCCTACACTAATACCAGAGGAGGCTACTGATGGCAATCGTGATAGTGGCGAC